CTGTTGTTTAGCAGCTCTTGGTGCAGCATGGTACGAAAACTGGACATGTTCGCTAGGGTTTGGAAATAGCTGTTCAACCACCACGTCACCGTCCACAGTACCAACCACGCCACCTCCGTCAGCAATAAGCTATTTTACAAAAGCTGCTGCAACTGATTATAACCATGGAAATGATTATGCAATATTCCAGGGAATGAGTGATTCTAGTGTGTGTGCAAATGAATGTATTCATGCCCCGGCATGCGCGGGATTTTCAATGTACGCAGGAAATTGTTATCTAAAAACTTCTCCTATTACGACTATTTCAAATCCTGAGGTTGATTCATACCTTCTAACCACCTCCACCTCCACCTACCCCCCAACTCCATCTCCATCAATAAGCTATTTTACAAAAGCTGCTGCAACTGATTATAACCATGGAAATGATTATGGAATTATCCATGGAATGAGTGATTCTAGTGTATGTGCAAATGAATGTATTTATGCACCGGCATGCGCGGGATTTTCAATGTACGCAGGAAATTGTTATCTAAAAACTTCTCCTATTACGACTATTTCAAATCCTGAGGTTGATTCATACCTTCTAAACAACCGCCCCACATCCTAGTCTTGCAATTCCTTCAGGTGGTGTTTAAATAGAGAACTTAGTCGTAAATATTACAATGGTACAGAAATGGCGTGTCCCAAATGGACCAGTGACCCACCTTCTCATGGACGGTGGAAGTCTCAATGTTCCTCCGGAAGAATCAGATGACTTTTTCCGGGAGTATGTTCAAACAATTCAAGAAGGTTCGAAGTTGTATGTCGTCGAGCAAAAAACGACTCGCTTCAAGTTCTTCATAGATTTTGATTATAAAGATCCAGAAAAATTGAGTGACGAAGATATCATTCGTTTTTGTTCAATTATTCACGAAGCGACCGAGAGTTCTTCGAGGTGTCTGATTGCTCGCACAAAACCTCGTCCGGTCAAGGAAGGCATCAAGACGGGTGTTCACATCCACTGGCCGGACCTTGTGGTTGATCGCACGCAAGCCCTGAACCTTCGTACGAAGATAATTCTGGCACTCGGGGAAGGTCCGTGGGCCTCGATCATAGACCCCTCAGTCTATGGAGGTTCTGGACTTCGAATGCTTTGGTCACACAAGAAACCTTCGGGCGACCCATATGTTCCATGGAAGGCGCTCGATGGGCTTGAATTTTCAAAGGAACCAAGTGCATATATTCTTAAACTCTTTTCAGTTCGGATAGAAGGTGATGACCCAAAAATAGCGACTGATTCTATAGATATCGTTGGTCTCGAGGATTTTGTTCAGAGGTACTTGAAAGGTCAGAGGCGTTCTCGTGTTAAGAAAACACAGCGACACGAAAATGACGGATGGTACGTGCAGACAGACTCTAAATTTTGTGAAAATATTAACCGAGAACATAAATCGAACCATATATGGTTTTCGATTCGTTCAGGGCGAATCTCTCAGCGTTGCTTTGATGACGAGTGTGCCAAGTTTAACGGTCAGGAACATATTCTTCCTCCATCTATAGTAGAGCAGCTCAAAGATGTTGATATTGTGGGCAGTCCTGTTAATAGCTTTTTTATGGATTTTTTTCCAGATGGGCCCGGTAAGCACCTTCCAGAAGTACGAACTGATGGTCCATCCGTATTCGGGGTTGGACCCGGTAAGTTGGCAGCGTTTTTTGACAAATATCCGTGGGTTCGGGAGGATAATTGACACGGATATAGACAAGGCGACTTCTTTTTTGTATCATTCTATTGAAAATATAAGAGACCTTGGAATAGGTTTTAAAGATGAGGCCATTCTACAGGGTATAGCAAATAATCTTGGGATTGAAGGAGAAATAAAAATTAATGAAACTGCAATTAAAAAAGGACTTCGGTTCTTTCCAAAGTACTTAAACGAATCGTTTGATGATTATCCAGAAGATGGATATTTCATCCCAGTTACAGTCAAGTCCCACGGGCAATGATCAGCCGCGCACTCGTTCCGGTCGTGTTTCTAAACCACCTGTTCGATATGAGCCTATTGAGCAGGTGGAGGATGATTATGCACCGGACGATTACGATAGTAATGACCCAAGTGATATGTCATCAGATGTATTTACTGAATCTGACGAGGAAGATTCTGAATCTGATGCAGATGAGTATGGTAATTTAGATGGTTTTGTGGTTCCAGATAAAAACGAGAGTGACGGAGAATATACGGATGGAGAATCTTCCATTTCTTCAGCCACAAGTCGAGGAACAGCAACCCCCCGAAGAACTGAAGCCCCATTACGACGCTCCGTCAGAAAATCTCGGCTTTCTTAGAAATATAAATCCTCTAACACTGATACTTGTCAGTATTGTAATAGGTGTAATTTTAGCAAATATGCGGCCAATAATTATTCAAAAATTGTAAAGACGAACCTTTCCTGAGTTTGAATCGTTTCCTTTAAAATCACCTATTGGTCCGGTTCGACCTTGTCTTACATCTTCCTGTAGAAAACCGACCCATGCATTGTCTCGTATTTGAGTCGATGGTTCTAGGTCTCTAAATATCTCAGTCTGGCTGGCATATGCAGTCTCAGGTTGAGATATTTGGGCTGGTGCGGGAACGAAACGAACAATTGCCAGGTACAAAAGTACCATGACAATTATCACGCCGACAACCGCAAATATCATTAGTATTATTTATCATTATTTACTGGACTGATGGTACGTCCTCTGCATCAGCTTCTGCGGAAGGAGCAAGTTGTACGGAAGCCTCGCGACGGCGCATAACCTCGGCTGCTACACGAATATCAGCCTTGGCCACGAGCTCGTCCATACTCGCCTCTGGGAACTCCTTCTTGAGATCCTCAAGAAGATCCGCGGGGTGGGGAATAGGTGGAACGTCTGGCTTTGTATAGTACTTGCTGTTCTCATCAGAAGGGTCAATGTATGGAAACTCTCCATCATTCGGCTTGGCGATCATGTCACGCTTACGTTTCTCGAACATTGACGCGGCTGACGACTGGTTCTCGCGATACTTGCTCATAATCTCTTCGAGCTTTGCATCCTGATAGTGAACGTCTTCAATATGATCGCGATCCGGGGGAATGAGAAGCCACTTGTACATATCGACCACATAGATATCAAAAGTGGCATCTTCGCGCTGAAGACGCTTGGCGTGGGTCGAAGCCTCATCACGGGTTGAAAAACAACCTCGAATCTTCAGGCCAAATTTATCATTCTTCTGGGGAAGGTCTGGGCCCACCAGCGACATGCAAGCAAAGTACTGACCAGGAATACATGTAAGATCTGCTTCAAGAGTAGCCATATAAAAGTATTATGCTCTATTCTTTTAAGTCAAATGAATGAACTTAGAAAGTTGCATAATAATTGCAAAAGAGACCTAATTAAACAATGGGTTCCTCCAGGTTCACATGTCCTTGATTGTGGATGTGGACGCGGGGGGGACCTACAGAAATGGAAGTTGGTCAATGCGCGGGTCGATGCAATTGATCCCGATGAAGAATCCATCACAGAGGCACGGCGGCGCGCAAAGGATATGAATTTAAACATTTATTTTTTAGGAATTGGGGATATCCGAAATGTGTCTGGTCAATGGGATGTTGTCTGTTATAATTTTTCGTTACATTATATTTTTGAAAATGAGAAAATTCTTAATGAATCCATAGAAGCAATTGTCCGAGCTGTCAAGCCAGGTGGTCTTCTCATTGGAATTGCCCCAGAAAAGATCAGAATTGAAACAATGTGTGAACCATCAGGAATTTTTAAAGATTCTTTAGGAAATATAATTGAAAATTTTCCACATCACGCAAGCATAAAATTAATGGATGGGCCATTCTATGATGGAGAATCAAAAAATGAACCACTCATGGATGGGGAATTATTAATTTTGAAATTAAAAAATTCAAAATTTCAAATAATTTCATGGGAACCGATGATTATGAAACCCAATGGACTCATCTCGGACATGTACACAAAATTTGTCTTTCGTAATAATAGGAATGTGGAGGGTAATCCCATTGATGATTGTGTGGTTCATAATTCTTATGCACTTCACAGGTAATAAAATGCTTGATGATTTAAAAATTAATTACTGGAAGACTCTTGATGTCCTCAGGACGTCAGGTGATCAACTGTGGATTCCAGTTCTCAAACCAGCTATAATAACTGGAATGCATGGAAAGCGTGACGGGGTTATTGGTTCTAATGTGAACAAAGGGTATGAAATTTACATCTGTCTTGAAGGAGATGATGTCAATTCCGCAACCTATGTGCTTCTCCATGAGCTTGCACACATGACAGTCAGTGAGTATGACCATTCAACCGGGTTTTGGGATAATTTTAAAAAAATAAAAGAAATTGCGATACAAAATGGAATTTATTCAAAAAATGGAACCAAGAATTATTGCGGGGATATTATACCCGATCCTTAATAAATTGCTTGGCAAAATAGAATATTACTGCCGCGACCAGGGCTGTGACAATAATGCCAGTCATGGTTTGTTTTCCAGAATCGTTTAGAAACTTTGGAACCATTGTGCTCAATTTTCCCTGAACAGGAGCAGAATATGCTGCAATTGCGGCAACTCCTGCTAGAGCAGCGTAGAACTGTTCGTCAGAGAGCCCAAAAGGGTTCTTGCTCGCAGGTGTCTTTTTCTTAGAGGTACGAGGCGCCTGGACATTTCCTGGAAGAAGTGGGGGCGGAGGGCCCATCATCTCGTTTTGGAGCATCTGTCCTGGACCGGGCATGACTTCCTCAATGGGACTTGAAAAGTCCGCCATTTGATCTTCATCAACCTTTTTTTCTGGCCTCAAAAGCCCAGTAGGCACTGTCGGTTTTTTTTCATCAACCTCTTCTACAAGCGTAACAGGAGTTGATTCAATATTTGGATTATATGTATCCATTGATATTCCATGTGAATTTTCAATTCAAAAGTCTACGCATCCTTTTTTTTAACAACTACACTCCCTCCACGTCTTTTCACTGTAGGCTCAGCTGTACGCTGGGTAACGTGCCTGGGATTGTAATTTTTCTGATGATATTGCCAAAATGCTGGAGAACCAACCCGGAAGTTTTTACGAATAGGCGACTTGTACCAGAAGACACAGTCTGATATCTTGTTCGATTTAGATGTATTATCAAGAACAAGACATTCGTAATTCTCAGTACAAGAGTCCATAACCTGTGAAAATGTATCATAATTTGGAAAAACCCCAAAGAATGCCTTGAATAGATTCTCGCGATTCTGCCGTACGTTATCACGTAGGGCAAAAACGTAGTCTACATTTGTTCGAATCATAGGAGTCATGTCCATAACATACTGGGTCGTCATCATAAAGAAAACCTTCCAGTGTCGACCGTTCATAAAGAGTTGACGAATAGCCACATCACGCATAAATGCTCGATCGTACATGCAGTCGTCCATGAGCACAAAGACTGGGCTCGCTCTTCCTTGCTGAGTCAGCTTCTTCTGACGTTCAATGAGCTTTTCAAGAGCTCCCTGGTTGTAATCTGAATATACGAAAATATCAGGAATAAATTGTTTGTACCACCCGTTGCCGTCTTCTGTCCCAGACATTGCTATTCCAGCCGGAAGGTGTTTTTTGTACCACAGAATATCAGTCACGAGCGTAGACTTTCCCGTTCCACGCTTTCCTATAAAGATGCAAACCTTGTCGTCGCCCATTGTGCTCGGATCAAACTTCCTGAGGTTCAGCGTCATTCCTACATTCTTCTAATAAAAACTGGGTGTGCGCAGAGCGCGCTCTTACAAAAGTCTCGGTACTTAGTAGATATGTCATCTGGATTCATCCAGTTGGCGGCAATTGGGCAACAGGATGCATATTTAACAGGAACACCTTCACTCACCTACTTTGCGAGCGTCTACAAACGACACACCCCATTCGTTCTCGAGACGTTCGAAGTACCTTTCGAAGGTTCAGGTATCGTCATGGGGCAAAATAACATTGTTAGGATTCCGACAAAGGGAGATCTTGTTCGGGCCGCAACTCTTCGATTAACTCTTCCACCACTCGCCGTATATGGCCAAGAATGGTTATGGCCTGAAAAACCTGGATTTACAAAACCAACTGTGAATATAGACGGAACAAGTTATATTGCGAACGTTCCATTTGGTGGTCAATATTACGCATCAAATATTCTTAGTTTTAACCAATGGGCAAGTTCGATACCTGGTGTGATATATGACCAAAACTCTGATAAATTTATATTTACCTCAACTCAATACGTGGCCGTGCTAGATCCTACATTTGCCGGAAACTTGATTGGTAGCGCTGTTTTTTGGGGGTTTGATCCTAAGAATTATTCTTATTCAAACGGTCAATATCTTATTTATAACTCAGTTAACGGAAAGGTGATACCAGACTTTACACTCGAACAGGCTGGATGGGCGCGAACAATTGGGGACCCTATCAATACACTTTCTGGAATTTTTCTACAACCTAATCAGGAAATTGATGGAGGATACATTAATTTTTTAGGAAGAAATATGTCTGTACTTGTATGGAATAATTATGACATGCCCGCTGCATATACAATTACGAATGGTGGAAGGATTAAATTTACTCAACTAGGATCTTATATAATTCGTACAAACTTCCAATTGAGTTTTGGAGCGGATGGAAGCGATGGACCTCCAATACTTCCTGTATTTACAAATATTTCAGTAGGTACTAATAGTTTAATTCCTGGTTCTTCCCCAATTCAAGTTGTTAATCTTAATCTAAACTGGTATTTTTACAGTACCTCACCAGGTACATACATATCTATAGAACCAATGAATGATTTCTATACATCTAACACAGTGACAAACGTCCTTGGAAACCCATTCCCAATATTCGAACTCGTTGGGCAACAAATTGCAATTTTTCCAGGTATAAATAATACATTTGCATTTACGTCTGAAGGGCAGTGGTTAATCTCTGGAACTCTAATTTCTAATGAACAAGGATCTGTGAATAATCTCGTCACTACCGTACAGATAATAAATATGACAACTCAGTCAGTTTCATATACCTATGACATGTCAAACCAGCTCGGTGCAGTGACTTTAGAATTCTTCATTCCAGTAGTTGTAAAACCAGTTTCTGATTATTATGCTATATATGTAAATACAGTCAATGGATTAAATAACGTTATATTTTCAAGCCAATCATTCATAACTTTTACATACCTCGGGCTCCCTATTGGAGGAACACCACTCTATCCAAACGGAGGATTAATACTTCCATTGAACGGTCTACTTTTTAAACCATCAGGTTCATATGAGTGGGATACACAACTTGCATCTCCATGTATGGAGCTGACCAATAATAATTTAACAGTCACAATGACATACACTGGCGGAGATTTAGAACCTACTATGCTTACACAATCTATATATGCAACTGGAACAAAGAATATGTTTAGCGTAACTATTAATCAATTTACTCCATATCAGACAACTGCGGTAGGTATAGGTAACTTTGTAATGAATACAGCGAGCTATTTGGGAGCTGATTTAAACAGCGTAGGATACTGTGACGATGGAACTTTTTACGCGAATGGTATTAATTTTATCGGAGGTTCTTCTTTTTCGACAGGATCTGTAGTTGATATTGCCGTAGATACCCAAAACTATCTTATATGGGTAAGGGTTGATGGCGGTGACTGGTCATCAAACGTCGAATCTGGCCCTCCCGGAGACCCATCTATTGGTTCATATGGTTTTGATATAAGTTATATTATAGGTGGATACAAGTTTGGGGTCGAGGTGTTTAATGATGGAAGAATTGCCGGACAAATTACTCTAAATAAAACAAGTCTGTACTCGGTTCCGTTTTCATTTAATTTTAAAACAACTTCAGTAATATCAGATCCTCTAAACTTTGCAAATTTTAACGAATATGGGGTTGAATCCATGATTTCACTCGACGCGGGTTCTATAAATTTTCCAAACATAGGAACCTATATGATTACATCGTATCTCCCACTTGCCAATTCTAACCTCTTCACATGGGATCAAAATTTTGCATTTATAAATAATCTATTTCTAAGCAACCAAAACTTGACAGTTACATCTTATTTTAATGCGAAAACGCCAACAATATTTGTTACCTCAATTCCAACTTCTACAAAAATTATGTACAGTGTTACGATTGATCAAGTAAGTTCAGACACGCGAGTCGGAATAGCTATAGGCAGTTTTAATACCGGGTATTCTCTTGGCGTAACGAATGATAGTTTTGGATACAGACAGGATGGAACATCTTTCAATGGTACGCAGTTGGTGGTTGGCGATACATTTTCAACTGGATCAATTGTGGACGTGGCCATAGATATGTTACATAGTGCGTTGTGGGTTCGAGTTGATGGGGGAAACTGGTCGAGTAGTGCTGGAGGCACGGGTGGCGACCCATATAGACATATAAATGGGTTTGATATAAGTTATCTAATTAGCCCATTTAGATTTGGAATAAGTACTGTATATCCAGGTCAAGTTTCTTATAATACCGCAAATGTGTACTCAGTTCCTACAGATTTTACATTCATTCCGGGCGTCCCGACAACGACCAAGATTTCTAATTTGTTAATAAATGGAGTAAGTTATCCAAATCCAAATAGTCAAGATGTAAGTTTCGTACCCACCGGTCTGTGTGTCACCGGAACTGATAGTATTTATATTACAGATTCGAATGAAAACTTGCTTTTAAAATCAGACTCGAGTGGAGTGGTAAACATCGTGGCCGGTGGAAATTATGGAACGTCAAGCGGATACGGTCTTTCTGCGTATTATGGAGGCCCATCGTACATTACAAATGGGCCAGATGGTTCCATTTATGCATCAGATGTTTCTACTCTAGTCGTGAGCAAAACAACACCAGATGGTCACGTATTTTTGTTGGCCGGGAATGGAATTAGTATTTCACGCGATGGTCAAGGAAAAAATTCATCTTTTATAAATCCTTCATATATTGCAACTAGTTTAACGAGCACCGTATATGTTGTAGATTTTATGAATATACGCATGATTGATTCTGAAAGAAATACATATACCCTTTCAGCTGAAGCAGGCAATCCGTTTGTACAAAATCCTGAAAGACCATATTATGGAGAATTCATAGTAGGAATTACAGTTGATTCGTCTTCAAATATATATTTTTCAACTAATATGTTTTCAATTAATCAGCTACCTTATGGGGGAGGAAGTAGTTTAAATGCACCGTGGGTTGGAAAGGAGCAAGGTTTTCTCGACGGTCCGGCAAATGTTGCGCAATTTCTGAATATTAAAGCTCTTACGATTGATCCGTCTGACAACATATATGTATTAGATGAAAATGTGATTCGTAAAATAACTCCAACTGGGGACGTAACCACGTTATCCGCGAGTGGTGGATTTTTTACAAACCCTACAAGACCAGTTATTATTCCGACTGTTTCTCAGACTCCATTTTCTTATTTTAACGGATCTCTTTATTATATTACGGAACAAATTGAAGTTGCATATATTACTATTTCAAACGCACTGATTACTCAATTTTTAAATATAATTCCAGGAAATATAAAACTGAATGGAGGTTCTACACCAGTAAATATTCCTATACGCACAGCTGGTACATTTGACATATCTATTGGAAACGATGGCGCGTCTCTCGATCCGAGTGCATATATATGGATCTATCCAATTACATCAAGTATCTTGCCTATACCTGCTTCCGACTATCATTACTACGACTCGGTCGGGACGTGGACCATAGAGAGCGCAGACCTCAAAATAGGAGGGCAAACGATTGAGTCTCTCACGGGAGAGGCTATAGAAATATGGAACGACCTCAAGGTTCCGTACGAGAACCAACCGGGGCTCACTCTCTTGACGGGTAAATACGACACTACAATTGCATCTGGCAGAGATTATTACATCAATTTACCATTTTATTTTTATGAAAATTCTGGATCATATTTACCCATATCAATTATCAACAGACAAGATGTTGAAATATGGATAACATTCAAAACACTTCAGCAACTGACTGCCATACAGACACCTCCAAACCCTGTTCAGGCATCACTCATAGTCGAGTACGTGTATCTAGCCCAGCCGGAGATTTTCTGGCTTTCCAAAACGAACCTTGATTACGTTATAGAACAGTATCAGTATCAGGAAATATCACTCGGCCAAGGATTCACTCAAGGAAACTTTGAATTAATTTTTGAAAATCCTGTGAAGGAATTATACTTCATCATCCAGATTGACGGATCACTTCCATATGACTGGTCGAATGATGGTCTTGCGAACCTTGGAATCTCTATCAACGGTGAAGAGTTTGTGACGAACCGCATCACGGACGCCATTCAGCTCGGAACCATTGAACCATTGGAAAATTTTATAAATTTTCCAACTAGAAATTTTTACATGAAAAAATTCAAAAGTTCTATAAACTTCAGTCGCCTCCGACAGGTTATTCTCGAGCTGAACATTCTCAGGGCAGATGGGTACTATCCATCAAAAAAGCTCAGGATAATTGCCGTGAACAGGAACGTGATGCGGGTCGCAGATGGGCTCGCCGGGCTCATGTTTATTTCCCAGTAGATTGCAGAATGGCAGGTCGTACCGCCCTTGCAACACTTGGTCAGGAAGATGTATTTCTTAGTCAGAATGCAGAAGTTACATATTTTACAGAACAATATAAACGCCAGACCCGGTGGACATCTCGCATAGATGAGGTAATCTTCGGACCTGATACACAGTACTTTGGCGGTGAGACGTTTGTTCAGCTTCCAAATTCTGGAGACATTATTTCAAAAATTTATTTGAAAATTCAAAACCCAGGAGTCTTTGGAACATCAAATATTTTGGACTCGGCCGGAACTCTCATGGTCAACTTTGCCGATTTGTATATAGGATCCAAGCTGGTCGATAGACAGTGGGGAGAGTTTATAGAGATGAAGAATGATTTTGAGATTCCAGCAACCAAGCAACCTGCCCTATCGAAGCTCACAGGAAAGAACCTTTCAAACGTGATAACAGGTCTTACTACATACACAATAGACATTCCATTCTTCATGCTCAAAAAGGGAATTCCGATATGTGCAATCAAGGACCCAGTCATAGTTCGCATAGGATTCAACGAGGCCAGTATGTTTTGCCCAGACATACAGTATGCAGTCCCTTTCAATGCATCGCTTTACGTAGAATACGTATATCTTGATGAAGCTGAAAGAAGTTACATAAAACTATCAAAACAACTGTACCTGAATGAACACGTTCAGCGTGAGCAGTTTTTCGTCCCCAGAGGAGTTACGACGGCTACATGCAAGACTCAATTTGCAAATCCAGTCAAAGAATTATTCATAATTATCCAGGAGGACTCTGCACTGGGATATGATTATGGGACAACCGACAAACTCGTCACAATGAGCCTTGATTTTAACAACGTGACTCACATTCCTGACTATATAGGGACTCCTTCGTTTCTTCGACTGATTCAGCCCCTCGAGTTTCACACTCGGAAGCCAGACCGTTTGTTCTACATATATTCATTCAGCATCGATCCACAATCTGAGACGCCCACGACCCATGTTAATTTTTCAAGAATATTTAATCAAAATTTCAAGTTTAATCTGGTAAGTGATACCGTGACAAACTTGTACATTCGGATCTACGCGCTCGCTTATAATTTTATAACCATCGAGGGCGGAAATACAGAGGTATTGTTTTCTAATTATGAATCATAATGGACTTTGAATCTTCAGCAATAGAACTTCTGTTACCAGTGCTGGAGTCATCAACCGTATTGGCGGCTCATTATGCTAAAGCATGCGGGCGTGACATGGTTGTTGCCAAGGACATGAAGCTTGGAATGATGTTTGCAGCCCGTAACGTGCTTGGAAAACAGGTGGGGACATTATACCCAGAGATTTACGAAGAAGACGAGGAAGATGAAGAAGATGAGGAGGAGGAGGAGGTTGAGGATGAGGAATGGACACGGTACGAAGGAACTGATGACGATACGGCAATCAAGATGAACGAGTGCGAAGCCACATGGAATGAATGGGTGCCGCAGAGTCCAGCAGAAAGAATGCTGAAAAAAGCTATAGAGAATGAGTCAGGTTCAGATATTTGAGATTGATGTAGACGACGACGAAGAAGAGTATCAACCCAGGAGACCGAAATATTCGACAATTGTTCTGGAAGAAGACTATGAGGATGACGATGACCAGCCTAAAGGTTGGGACATTCATGAAGATAAATTATTTCCTGTGCAATAATTAAAATGGCGGGTCTTATTTCTACAGTCGGTGTTCAGCTTGAGACAATGTCTCTCAACTCTGTCGTTGCAGGTTTTTCGTTTGCAAGTGCGATTGCATGGATGGATGTCGTTCGTTGGATAATTTCCCAGGTGGTCAAGGTGAACAAGAACGGTGGCCAGTACTACATCATCTCAGCACTCTTTACGACTCTACTTGCCATACTGGTCTACATGATAATCAGTATAGTTGCCAAGAACATTAAGATTAACCAGAGCCAGCCTGTATATGCGGTGACCGGTTAAAAAATGTCTTATAGACGAAAAAACCTAAAACAATCGCCAGAGTTATAAGGAACCAAGGAACCTTCTTTTTTGTTTCAGGAGGTTTATCTGGAACCATGCTCATGGCTTCAATGACGCGCTCCAGCTCCACATCCCTTAAAGGTGGTGGAGGTGGAAGTCTTCTTTCGTCCCATTCAATGTGGGCCCGTAGGACAAATGCATTCGTTTCGAGACCTCGAAAGTTGAGCAGTTTGCCATTCTTGTCATACCAACGAACCGTCAGACGAGAGAGAGTTGCTATAGGCTCTGGGTACACGACTGAAATTTTGTATTCTGTTTCTTTAAAATTTTTAATACACGCCGATCCCACATCCATTATGATTGGGGCAAATGATCGCCCAGTATTCGACCCAGATATAGTTCCTGTAGAGCCGGTTATCCCACCAGTTGCTACATGACGAGGAGTTTTCAATTCATCAATGTCAAGATATATAAATTCATTCATGGATAAATTAACAATTGTATCTGACCGAACTATCTGAGAGTATCCAGGATCTGAACTTGTTGCCGCGGTTGAGTTATACATGATATTGTGTGAGAGTCCCACCATTGTCGCAAATTCCTGAGACGTAATTATGAAATTAAATGATCCAGAATTTGAAAAAATAAAATGACCTTCGTTTTGAAGATAGTCCATTTCTATAATGTTTGTGTTCGTCACGGCCGCTGCAAGGCCTGTTGCGCTATAAAATCCTTGGTTCAAAGAAATATTGGACGTTCCAATGGTTAGAACATTGGATGTTGATGTAAGATTATACATAGTATTTGGTACCCGAGCGCTCACAAGATCGACACGGGTCACGTTTTTGATAGGATAACTTAGGTGAAGCGTGTAACTATTACCACTTGGATAAAGGGTGACATCACGATCCTTGGAATCGCCCACTATGAGCATCTCCATTTGGACTATTTGAATTCTACAGATAAAATTATATCACGAAATTGCCTCTTTATATCTATGAGACCCTGATAGTCTGACAGTGTCGCAAGGAGCCCTTCACGAATATCCATAAAGTTTTGAAACTCACTCCGAACCTTTGTTTCTATAATTTCTTTTTTTGAATCTGATAAATTTTTCCATTTAATTTTTGAAAATTCCCAGACATCTTCCTGAGAGTCAATCATGTTTTGACATATGAAACGATACTCACCACGAGACATTGAAGTTGGTCGTGAATATATTTTTAAAATTTCATCATTTTTATTAAAATGGACGAGATCTCCATCAAGCCAGTCAAACATGTGATTTATTCCTAGATTACAATTTCCACACGGTGACCCACACGAACCTTTGTGTCGATATAAACTTCCCCAACATATTCACTTTTATTCCATACAGACATGTCCGTCGATTCGACCACGCTCTTCTGTAGGAGAAGCCACCCGAATGCAGACTTGTCAACCTTGATATAATTATCGGAAACGATATTATCAGGATTAAAACTGGTGCCTTCGAATGATGGTTCGGGGTTGGCAAGGGTCGGCTCCTTGAGGTATAGACCGGCTGTTACATCATGGGGGCTCTCAAGCAGGGAGAAAAAGTCACCTGGACGGAAAACAATATCAGAACTGATAAACATGGCGAAATCATATTCAGTTCCGACAATTGGAGCGACACAATTTTCCCTAGTCAATTGCTGACTCACGGCAACCTGGTGTCCCCGCGATGCAGTCTGCATTATCAGGTCAGTCCAGGACAGGAGAAACTCACGAGAATAAGACTTTCCAGGGAGACAGAATACAATCTTAACCATTATAAAAATAAAATGACTGTATTCTTTAGATGGCAACCGTGCTTGTAATATGTGGGGTCGTATGTTGTTTTTCGTCAATCCTTGGATCAGCACTATTACTTCCAATTCCTGGACCCAAATCTGCGGACCCTGCATATGATGGGTTCAAGGAGACTGTGTCTGGTCGGGTCGTTTATGATAATTCAGGAAAAGCGTTCACGTCTGGCCTCGAGGTTGTATGCGCAGACAATTGTGCCGCAGATTTCACATGTAACGCGTTTTCAACATGGACTCAAAGTGGACACACATGGTGCCTCAAGTCTGACACGGCTCCTAATCCATGGTTGACTCTTCCAGAATTTATAGCAAATAAGACTGGTTCAAAAATTTATGTTAAGAATAACTAGTATGAATAACGGTGAAGGAAATACATCGACGATTGTTTTAATTGTGTTCGTCTGTTGTGTAATATCTTGTGTTTTGTGTCTCTTGGCTTGGAGTAACAACGATTCAGGAAGTTCATCAGGATTTAATTTATCATCACTCGCAAACTGGAAACCATTCCAAGCGGCATTCAATATAACTACCGTTCCAGAAACTGGAGGTGGTGGAGATTCTGTGTATGGGTTCAACAAGTATGTGAATTACGGTGCAAATCCGAGCTTTAAATTAGGAAATCCAATTACTGGAAAAACTATAGACCAGTGCAAAGAGAAATGTCAAACAACACAGTCATGTAAAGGTTTTACAATTGATAATTCAACGTGTCAGTTGTATAATAACGTTACTATACTTGACAGATCAAAAGGTTCGACAATTTACGCTTCGGGTGACGTTGGATCTGTAGAATATCTTCACGTACCTTTTGGGGCTATACCAACAACTTCGGCATCTTCGTTCAGTGGAACACTTGCCGACGCAATTGGTAATTGTCACAGTAATCGTCAAAGTAAGGATACTCCATGCGAGGGGTTTACATACTCTGGAAATTCAGCGCAGTTGTATGCAAGTATAGATGCGCTCGATGCGACGGTTTCTGGAGATTCTTATACTGACACTGATCACGCAGCTCGATTTATTCGGGAAGGAAATTATAGTTACACAGATACGCCGTCAAGAACATGGAGCGCTCCCGCGTCATGGCTTTTGGCTATGAATGGAAATATTCCACAAAAACCTTCTAGTAATATTGACGCTTTTGCAATGTGGTCTAGTCCGGGTTTCGATGCTGGTACAGACTCTCAAGGGAGTGCTTTACAAGCATCGAACACAATACCAGTGACAAGTATAAATAACTGTGCAGATGCATGTTTGGGAAACGCTTGGTGTGCATCATTCACAATAAACTCGGCACATAACTCGTGTTACATGAGACACGACACGCAACCCCAACACTTTCCCCTTACAGTCAACGGAGGAGGCGCATGTACCCCATCAGGTGCTCCTTGGAATTGCACGTGTGGATATGATTATTCAGCCGCCGCGTGTAAAGGGTACACACAGGCACACGATGGCATGAATGGAACAGATAATACAAGTTATGTAAAAAAATTGTACCCTCTTGACGTTTCATGTCCTATGAGCTGTTATCAGGATGCAGACTGTGTCATGTCGACAAATGATACAACAACTTGTAACGAGTACAATACCCCGCCAAAAAACCGAACGCCAAGTACAACATTTAAATCTGCGTGGCTGTTTGATAATTATCCCAACTAAATATAGATGAATCCAATTATTATAGTAATTATCGTATGTTGTGTAATGTGTGCACTTTTGATAGTAGCTTATCAAGTTTTAAATAAACCAGTAAAAGCACCTGCCCCTCTTGTTTCTGACGCAATTGCAAAAGAACTTATGGCCAGGCAAAAAGATCGGATTGATGGCCCAATTTATACCGTGCTTTCAAATTCTTACATGGGGTCTGCTCCGTTTTTGATCGAAAAAACACTTCCACTATCTGCAAATGATTGTGTATCAATATGTAACGGCGATATAAATTGTGGAGGTTTTCAAATACATCCAGATGGTGCTACATGTGATATTCTCACAAGTAGTAACATAGGTGGATATCCGTTTACAAATTCTGGATGGAACTATTATCAACTTCAAAACTATAGTCCTTTGAAAATTGTTTCCATGATAATCAACCAATCACCAGGAGGAACCGGAGCTCAGGTTGGTCAGACGGTTACAAATGCGAGTCCAGAAAAGTGCTCCCAATTATGTAATTTAAATTCAGACTGTACAGAATTTACTATAGGACCAAGTGGTTGTAAATTATGGAATAATAAAGATCCAAGTTACGTACAACCTTTAGCAGCTCAAGGTACAAACTACTATACCCTCAGTACGGCACAAACACTACCTGCATTTTCATCTACATCCAGCTCTTAATTTTTTTACATCATATTAATAATGGGGAATACAACTTCTACTCAAAACTTTATTAAAAATGAAACGAACATGAGCCTGACACAGAAATACGTTACAAATAACCTGCTTACTGATAGCACAAATTCTGCAAACATTCAGACAATTAATATCACTGTTACTGACGGAGACGGGTGTCCAGTAACTACCAATCAGAGTATAACAAATAATATCAGTCTTAAAACTCAACTTGATTCAAATAACACTACAAACTTTACAAACAGCCTTCAACAAAGTTTGTCAAGTACTCTTTCACAAAATGCTTCAATGGTCAACGGGTTTGCTTCTGCAACTGGTGGAAATGCAACAAATGTTACAAATTCTATTCAGAACACGATTAACGAAAAAGTGCAGCAATCGTGTACTGTTAATAATATTATGAAAGTCGCAAAAAGTTCTTACAACCAACAGACTGCGACATTGACCATGGACTTTTGCCGCAATTCTCCCATTCAAATGAACCAGACTATTGTCTCCAACATAGTTGCACAAAATATTCTAACATCTGTTGCCAATGCGCTCATGGCGGATACAACTGTAAGTAATCTCGTGAGTTATGCGGATCAGACGGCAACTCAGCACAACCAAGGTTTCAATGATGTGATAGACTCAGTCGGAAAGGCTATATCTAACATATTCAGCTCGGCCACCATACCGTGTATTATAGGAATGGTTGTTTGTATCGTGATATGTATAGCTCTTCTGATTTTCATGTTGAGCCCTGCCGGACAAGAAGCGACAACAACCGCGGCAAACGCTGGAGCAACTTACGCTGCTAAAATGTAACTAACCCTGCGTCAACACGAACGCCATAATAATAATAATAATCATACAAAAACAAAAGATACCTCCTCCGATAAAAAGTGGCGTATTACTTTTTCCAGGTGGGGACGAAGTCGAACCCGGCGAGGGACCCGGCGAGGGACCCGGCGAGGGACCCGACGAGGGACTAGGTGTAGTACCTGGCGTGTTTATGTGACATTCATTTCTGACTGGAGAATTTTCGGCGAGACCTTGATTATTAATAAAGCTACAAATATTCATAATTTCTGTGAGATTGTATGCATTATCTTCATATGGTAAAATACAATTTGAGTCATTACACGGCTGTCTCGCAGTTGTGCAATCAGAAGCAAGTATTCCAGGATCTGAAACTGCACTATTAAAAAAAGTAACTCCTTCAGGTGTTGAATAATTTATAACTCCTTCTGTTTTGGCAACAACTTGAGTACACCCCGCCATGTTCGGATACGTATAACAATTTGAATCTGGAGGATTACTCAAAACGCCAAAGTCGTGAGCATTCAGACACCCACACAAACGATTTCCTAACCCCGTAGTACTTCTTCCGGGACCTATACCTTTCGGATTCGTTCCATCACCTCCTCGACAATATCTCTTAACCATTCCAATAGCTATTGTTGAATTTACGTCATTATTTTGAATAGATTGTGCAACGACAGTTTTACATTTTCCATCTGTAACCCAATTTGTGGTACTACATAAATTCAAAAGTTTTGTATTATAAGTATCTTCTCCGAGGACTGGTTTACAGTGGGTTTCGTTAGCTTCGAAATCAGTTAAAGTTGTAATAGAATTACACCAGTTTTTTTGAATTTGTAAAGCATCTATTGGACCTACTCCAAAATTTGTCATAGTATCAAAATACCCTGAAGGAGACGCGTCAAAACCTACATTTTCCACAAGCATCATATCATCCCATGCTCCGTCTGCTATATGAACGGTTTGAAAGTTGTCATGATTTAGTTGGAATAGAGCTTGTCCACTATATAATCCATTATCAGCAACAATAGCTTTCCATCCAAGAGGAAGCTTTACATCATGTAGACTATTGACATATTGTGAATATTGTGGGCTTTGGGGATATCCCTGGGTGGCAAGCCAATTACCTGGGTCGTTAAAATTATTAGGTGGACCGGCATGTAAAATTCCTACGTGATTTGTATTAAGATTATCAGATGGATTGTTAAAAATAATTTTAGTGTCTATAGGACTTTGTAATATACTTGGGTTCCCTCCTGTACCTGTAAAATAGTTTGGATTCCACGACTTTCGAACTGAACCTACGTTCTTAATATACCAGTCAATATGATTTGAAGTATATCCATGATTCAATAGATGAATATACGGTCCAATAGTAATACCTGCAGAAATATTACGAGAATTAAACCAAAGCCATACACTCGTCCCCCCGTGATTAAGATCTGTGGCAAAACCTTGGCAGTCATCAATCTGATTACATAACCTACATGCACCTTCAACTGAGGAGTCTCCCCAAAAAGTTGATAGGGACCATGCATTCCATCCACCCATATCCGAGTTATTATAAAAATTATAATATGAGGTTGCTGAAGGCTCAGCCATTAATAATAACTTATAAAATAATGGAGATTGCAAATCCCTTTTATGATCTGGGTGGACGGAAATATATTGATGTAATTTTCAATTCTGAAATTTTAAAATTGAAAATTCCATTCAGGTACGGACGAGTCATGTGTAAAGTCATGGGTCTCAAGACAATTCAGGAAATGAAAAAAGGGGAAATTGTGGATGTAAAATTTATAAAGAAGGTCTGGCAGGGCGAGACTTTTTTAGTACTACAATCAATATCAACACCACTATAATCACGAAACAAGCAGTGACAAACCATTGCCACGCTGGAATGGATACGGCAGTTTCAGGTGCTATAGCCGGAGCCAGTGTTAATCCACTCGGTACAATTTGTACACGACCTGTTGTATCGTTATTATATGCAAAAGATGATTTTCCAGTCGAATCAACATATGCAATTGATAAAGAGTTGGGAAAACTCCAAGCAATAACACCAGGGGTTACCGTAGAAATTGAATTCAGTGTATCGGGAACAGAAAATTTGGAAATAATACGATCAATATGTTTAATCATACCTGGCGCGGAAGAACTTGTGTTTATTTCGTTATTAATAGCCTGAGCCCAGTTTTGAAAATCCGCGTCATTTGTAAAAGGCGGACAAAGAGACCCCATGCACCCGTTTGAAGGGTTAAAGGCTGACATCTAATGTATACAAGAGAAAATGATAACCAGGAACGGGCTCCTCGTCCCCGGGTCCCAGGAGCTAAAGAAAAATCTCACTGTTAGACCAGTAGAGAATGCATTGGGGTTACAGGCGCCCTCCTTCAAGGTTTGGCGCCAGACCAGTGATTCAAGGATTCTCATCCCTCGGTATTTTGACGGCATGTCCAAATCAGAGCCCGCCCCCAAAGATTCCCGCCGAGATCCTGCTGTTTCTCACGGGATTGAGTTTATTGGAAAACTTAGAAAAGAAACCCGACAGATTGAAGCATTCGATGCAGGTGTCAAAGCCTTTAGTGAAAAGGGTGGGGGAGTTTTGTCACTCCCATGTGGTTTCGGAAAGACTACAGTATCCTTGGCTCTTTCGGCACATCTAAAGGTTCGGACAATGATTGTCGTTCACAAAGAGTTTTTGGCAAATCAGTGGGCCGAAAAGATTAAGGAGTTTTGCCCGGGGGCTTCTATAGGCCGTGTCCAGGGTGATGTATTTGATATCGAAAAGGATTTCGTAATTGCACTCATTCAAACACTATGTCTTCGGCCGGAGGGTGATGGCCCAAAGATGTTTGCAAAGAATGCGTTCGACTCAATCGGACTCGTCATCGTTGATGAGGCGCACCATATTGGCGCCCCCGCATTTTCGCAGTTCATGTTCAAGGTCTGCCCGCGGTTCACGCTTGGTCTGACGGCGACACCTGAAAGGAAAGACGGTCTCACTCGTATTCTGTACTGGTTTCTCGGACCAGAGTTCTTTCGGGTCGAACGCACAAACCAGGCCAAAACACGAGTCTTTCCAATTCATTACACGTGCAATGCCTTCAAAGAGTCCCCACCTGTAACGAGGTTTGGGAAGATTAACATGGCTGGAATGATCACAGCCGTCACTGAACTCGAGGATCGGAATACTCTCATCATCAAGACGGTCGAAGATGCCCTGACTCTTGGGAGGCGTGTACTCGTCTTGAGTGACCGAAGGGAGCATTGTTTTGAATTACATAAGAAAATTGGCTCTAAGTCGGGTCTATATGTAGGAGGAATGAAAGAGGCTGATCTAAACGAAAGTTCACAGAAACAAGTCGTTATTGCTACATTCCAGCTCGCACACGAAGGGCTCGATATTCCCGTGCTTGACACTGTCGTTCTTGCAACTCCAAAATCTGACATTAAGCAATCGATTGGGAGAATAATGCGAGAGACTCCAGGAAAAAAGAATGATCCCCAAATATATGATATTGTAGATCACTGGTCTGTTCTGAACTCAATGTTCAGGAAGAGGTGCGTGATCTATAACGAGGGAGGATTCGAGGGAATATCCCCAATTCCTTCCGAAATTATTGGCAAAGGCCAATGTTTATTTTCTTAGCATGAAGTAAATGCAACAGAAGCCTGGAAATCTCACGAGCGATTGGTTCGATAAGCAGGTTTCAATTTATGAAAAAAGTATGAAAGAGCTCATCAGTGTTGCGTCACTCAAACCTTGTGTTTCATAGAACCTCCAAGTCCCAGTAGAACTATTCCAGCGATAAAAAACAATACAAGATAATTACATTCTGTATTATCTGCACCTGGAAGTTCTATCATCTTCAATTGTTCTGGAATCATTTGAGGTATATAAATTGGAGGTATAGTTACTGGAGGTCCAAATGGTGCCATGGGAACTCCCATCTTATTTTAGAGTGAGGAAAAAAACCAAGAATATTTAGAGTGAAACCTCCTTCTTTTTCGACTTGCGCCCACGAGACTTTGATCCAACCGAAACCTCGCGAGTGTCACCTCCAGTGTCTACAGATACAATATCCGAAACATCGTCTTCTTCTGAACGTGCCGGCCTGGAATTCAATGCGGGTGGTGGGCCCATCATATTCATAAGAGATCCAAAGTCCATTCCAGGTCCACGCATCTCACCAGGCCGAAGACCTTGAGCTGGTCGTTCACCTGCGCCAGGTCCTGCTCCATTCGAACGCTGTACAGCATCCATCATATTACGCATAAGTTCTGGGTTCTGTTTCATAACCTGAGACGGGTTAGGAACAGCCGCCTTGAACATTGAGTTGGTCAGGTGGAACATCATGGCCGAACCGCCAACCATCATAATCAACTTGACCTCGGGAGCTACGTTGACCTTTGTACGATACTTTGCGTAAAGCTCCTCAAATACCCCATCATAGTCCTCGACATTCTCCATAGTGTTCTGTGACCACCCGTTCAGCTCAATATCGAATGGGTCGAATTTGTCATTGAGAAACTCAAGACCAGTCACGCACGCAACGAGCATGCGACGCTGAAACTTGATAGACCGCTCAACCTCGATAGAATAAGTCATACGCTTATACTCCGTGCGAATCTCATCAATGTCAGAAAAGATACTCAGGCGCTGACTGGATTGAACTCCCTTCTTATTTAAACGGGAAATCTTGTTCAGAAGATCAGCCTTTTCGTCCTCAATAGTTTTATACCCTTCTGATGGAATTTGTTCACCGCCTCCACCACCGCCCTGCTGATCTTCATATTCATCAGGATTTTCACCCCCATCATATTCCTCAGGAACAGGGGCTGGGGGGGCTGTACGCTTCTCGGGGTTCATAAACATGTCCATTCCATCATCAGCCGGACCGGAATTGTAACTTGGGCCAGGTGCCTGTTTGGCAAATGGACTGGGTCTGGGAGCCTTGGGTTTCAGGGGAACCTTGCGAGATGGAACCTGAATAGATATTTCATCCAGCAGGGCTGTCTCGTCATCGTCCAAATTCATATTCTGGCCATCACGAGTGTCGAAAGATATATCCATTCTGAAATCTTTAGAGAAATAAGGTGAGTGGCTTTAACGCATTTCAAAAATAATGTCTACCAAATACAAATGAAGAAAGTTGGAAAGATTTTCAGTCGGCTCGTAATTTTCGGCCTTATGATTGTAGTACTTTATATGCTTGTAAAAGGTCGCAGCAGCAATTATTATGGCGGGTCACCCCTTGATATCATGATGGGTGCTGGAGCCAGTGCAGGTCCATCGAGCATTTTTGACATTAAAAATGATATAAAATGTGTACCAGGTCCAGGGGAGGATTCTGCTTACTATACACAGGACATGACTCCTGGCGGTCTATGCGGTGACCAGAAGTTTGTTCGTAACCAGATGCGTGACTGGACGATTAGCGGTGGAATCGGGGGCTCTCTCTTTGATCGTCTCGGTTAGAAACAGGTTGCTATAATAGATGCAATATCTGGAGGGGGCTCCGTTGGTAAAGAGCAATTACACCCAGTATATCCTGTGTTACACTTACAGCTCCACGTTGCGTTAATATTATCATATATAGCAACACCGTGATTGCAGTCTGGACCGCCTCCGACTGTTGTTGTTTGATCACAGTGAGTTCCATAATAACTTTGTGCGCAACTACACGTCCAGTTTGTTCCATCAAACCCAAGAGTTCCTCCAGGAGCTGTACATATTGGGATATTTGGTATAATAGTTGGAGCCTTTGTGGCGTCAAAGTTTCCACAACCCAAACCTGACCAACCAGTTCCACAAGCACATGTCCAGTTTGTTCCATCGAAAGCCAGAGATCCACCGGGTGCATAACATTTTGGTACATTGATGTTTAGACTAGTAGAAGCAGTTCCATTATATACAGAACAATCAGCCCCAGCCCAACCAGGGTCGCATTTACAATTCCAGTTCTTTCCGTCATATCCAAGAGAACCCCCGGGTCCTGAACATCTAGGTATTACAAGAGACGAGCCACTGGCCGGGCCACTTGCCGGGCCACTGGCCGGGACATTATTACACCCATTTCCTAAACAAAAAGATGTGTAAAAATTACTCTTCGTTTTTACAGAACAGTCTGGCCCTGTCCACCCGTTTGTACAAGAACATGTCCAGTTTGTTCCGTCGAAAGCTAGAGATCCACCGGGAGAAATACATGTAGGAATTTTGATAGACGTTGTAGAAGTTAATACAGTAGTTGTGACTGTATTTATAACTGGTCTAATTCCTGTAAAATAAAAGTAAACTTCTAGGGAGATTATAAATAACATTATAATAATTATGATAGCTCCCTGCGAGATCATCTATATATTAAACTCATTTTTTAATTCTTCTATGCTCTGATAATATCGTGCAAGGTCCTTTTTGAAACGTGCATCTTGTTTGGCTCCTGTTTTGTAGAGCCATGCAAGATTCGCTTTGCTATATTTGGTTCGAACTTGGTTGTCCGTTGGACGACGAGGGGTCTGGGTTTTTTCCTTTACTGGTTTTTTATTCATGAAACTCAGTGCCTGCATTACAGTATCCGCCAAGTCATCCTTCTTCTTGTGTTCGTCGAAAAATTGTACCCAATCTAGGTTAGTTTCTTGTATAAATTTCCTGGCTCGCTCGACGGATGCCTTTTTTCGTGCTGCATATTGAACTTTTCCAGGACCAGCCACGTCTGGAATCTTGTGACGAGCATCCCAAATAACCACATCCTTCTCCTTGATCAAAAAATATGTATGGAGTAAGTTTTCAACACTTTTCATAGATCTATTTCTATCGGGCTGTTTTTCTATGACTACTACAGTCGAACCGAGGACCCATGGTTTCTCGTTCAGGTGTCTCACCAGACATGGAAATATTCCATCGGCGTGCTTCATGGGAACACCGGAAACATCCCATTGTGATATTTTTCTAGTTTTTTCATCAATAAGGCACATTGCCAAGTTTTTGATACCACAATCAATTGAGAGTATCATATAAAGGTTAATGACCGTTTTACTTTAAATGGGAGACGATCTCATATGTTGGTGGTGTGTACATTCTCATGAAAATGGTTTACCATTCCACCTTCCTATAAAATATGACGATCGTCTTGAAAGATTTAGTACAATTGGTAATTTTTGTTCATGGAAGTGTGCCAAGGCGTATGCATTTGCAATGGACAATGCGAGAAAAGGAGAGATTCTTTCGATACTTGCTCTCATGAGAATGAAGGCGTGTGGTAGATATGAATCATTATGGCCAGCCCCGAAACGCGAAGCTCTCAAGTGTTTTGGAGGAAAATTAACGATTGAAGAATTTAGAAATTTTGGGGGAAAGGTGGAACCGCCCGTGGTTCACTGGCCATTTGAACACAAATATACCCCAACTATCGGTATTGAAAATAAAAAAGAAACTTCTCAATCGACGGGTAGTGAAAAAGCGAAACTCAAAGCGATTGAAGAGTCTGTAGAAACCGGTGATACATTCAAGCTCAAGCGTGAAAAGCCACTTGCACGAGCATCGTCCAAGTTAGAGAGTTCACTCGGGATTATACGGAAGGCCAAATGATGGAGTGCTGTAACACCCGAAAGAAGTACTATGAGTTTGAAAATGGAACGACCGTCTGGGCAACAGACTACCCGTCTGCAATTGTAAAACTTCATTCGACAAACGGATCAAAATTTACAATTGAAGAAATTGGAGAATATCGATGGTACTGTCAATTTTCTCCAGATGTTTTTGTGGAATTTGAGTGTCCAAGTGAACACAAAGCGCGTATGCATGGCCCGTGGCTTTTACACCTTGATAGAAGGGTTCACCGTGCTTATTAAGACTGAGAAAAAACCAACTGTCGCTGACGGTGTGTTGGTCTGGATATAGGAACATCGGCATCTGTACTTCGATGCCACTGATTCCCCTTGTGCGCCCTCCACTGTATACACCACTTATCGAGTGTCTTTCTGCAAAGAACGCACGGTATAGAAGTCCCTAGCTCGCCAGTTCCACACATTCTCTCTATTATCACATCTCCATACTTTCTATGGATCCAGTTACCAAGCTGGTGAGGCTTGACACCCGCCCTATTCGCCTCACTGTTCACGCGTCTAAAAAAAAGTCTCTCAGCGCACATGAAATAATTATTCGGCTGAACAATGCTATTCGTGTAGCACACCACATAGGGTCTCATTGTACTTACAAATGGAGCGCCCAGAGTCCTTATGTGAAATTCGAGTGATGGTTACGCCAAGATTTGACACCCACGTGTTAGCCAAAAAATGGCGCACCCATACCGACAGTACGTTCAAAGCGCATTTGCCAAGATTCTTGGCCCTGGGCCGATTGCCAGAAACTCTGAAATATCGGTTCTCAACTGGGCTCGCGGTCGAGTTCAGAACGAAGATTCATCTTGGGAAAGCCGGCACTTTCGAACATTGTACAAATTCAAAGCCATGTCTCTGATCAAAGAGTTTGAGAGAAACGTGGTGACAATTGTTCCAAAACTTCGAGTCGAGGGCGAACGGGTTGTGTTCGAATATTCTATCATTCCCCAACTTGTTCGAAAGATTCAACTCAAGCAACTTGATGCTAAACGTATAGCATGGTACTCGTCTAATATCCTATCACCAGATGGACCAATGGCTCAAGCAATCTTAAAAAATAAGAAACTCGACCTGGAAATGGAAGAAATCAAGGCGCGGGAGAAGGACTACGAGGGTATCCTGCAGTGCAGAAAATGCAAGTCGAAGAAGACGGACTACTATCAGTTGCAGACTCGTTCGGCTGATGAGCCAATGACTACATATGCGACATGCAAGAACTGTGGGCTCAAGTGGAAGTGCTAGAATTAAAATATAGTGAAAGTGTAGTATGAATACCTACCAGATTCACGTTGATACCGGGTCCAAGTTAAACATAGGAGGTGCAAACACTCAGCCTATCGTATCTAAAATTAATTTCAACCCTTTCCAGTGTTCAGTACTCTTGGGAAATAGGCACAGAACCCTACATAAAGCAAGCATAAAGAATGCCCAAATTCCCATTGGCTTCTACAATGTACGGGCACCATACAATTCACTCACAATAACATCAACAGCCTACACAGTTCCGCCGGGTTGGTACACTCTCACGACAGTTTGTTCGACTTTGACATCACTGACATCAGTCACGTGGACTGCAAACTCAAATAACACTGTTACGGTCGCCCTATCTGCTGCAACACTCGTCATACCATCTGGTCTCTCTTACCCGAGCCTTGCACAGCTTCTTGGGTTTACGAGTACCCAGACACTTACAGGAACTATAAATTCTCAAAATCCATCAATCATAAATTTTGATACATACGTGAATATATGGATTGAAAATATAGGGCAATCATCTCTCGAGCCATCACAGATTACATACAAAATTCCAGTCGATGGTGCAACAAATAATGTAATTTACTGGAATGAAAATAGTCAATTTTGTCAAGAAATAAAAATTACGGATAAGAATGCCCGCATAGATCGTCTCAATATCAGTGTAATTGATAGGTTTGGAAATATCATAAATAACAACGGTCTTGATTGGTCATTTACTCTTGAAATTGAAAGTCTTAATTAATTTCTTCTTATATATTACCAATGCCTCCCGGACGCCCAGCAGCTCCCAAGTCTCCTACGCGTTACCTAAACTCTAAGCGCCGGACAATATGGCACGTGTCCGGTACGAACAAGTATGTGACCAAGTCCGAAAAAGGGAAAATGGTTTATGGCCCCAAAGTGCGTTACGTCAAGAGTCCAGGTGGGTCTGAGCGCCTGCTCAAAAATACCCGGGCTAGTCCCCCCCGCGCCATTCGCCCCAAGGAGGGTCGGAAGATGCGCATTAACCGGGGTATGAAGCGTGGTGTCCGCCCCGGTGTCCGCGCTGGTAACCTTGCTCAACTGTTTGCCAGCCCCAGCGCACACGGCCCAGGACCCGTAGCCCGTCGCCACCTCGCAACTCTTGCCCGCAAGCGCCGCGTGGCAGAGAAGCGTACCAAACTCGCAAATCTATTTAAAATGTAGACTCTATATGAGCCACCCAAGGTGTCCTCGGAAACATTTGGTCAGCCCAGGCGCGTAAATAAGCTTAAAAACTTTGTAGTAATTACAACTAATGATAAAGGTCTGGACTGACATTGGATCTAGAAAACCCGTTCCACTTCTAGCCAAGATTGTCGAGCAGAAAGGACATCTTTTCATCATCAGGTACCTTCAGGAATCTGATGATAAAATTTGGAAATACGAAGATGAAACGTATGAAATTGATGAAGATTCCATACAGGAAGACTTATGCACGGAACTTGAAACCGACGTGGGATTCAAGCCATTTGCAGATGGATTTATTCAGATCGAAGACGAGTCAAGTGACGAAGAAAATAATATAGATAAGTATTAATGGCTTCTATACCTCCATGGGCATGGGTCATTATTGTTCTCTTTGTGATCCTTGTAGGCGCGTGGGCGACGAATGTAACATGTCCAACTTTTGGACGAAAATGTATAGTTCAGACCCAGGGCGCCTCAGGCACGACAACCCTTACTACTGATCAGCAGAAAATCATAGAGTCATATTTCTAGAAAAAAAACATATAGTATAATATAAAATGAAGATCAAAGAGGACCACATAATCGCAGCATTGGTGGTTTTAATCATATTTGTAATCTGGTCCAAATTCACACTATCGAGTGGATATGCAGTAGGTCAGGCGGGAACGGCTCAGACAATTCCAACAATTTCAATTCCAGGAAAGGATATAAATATGTCAAACTGGGCTCCATCTAGTACAAATTCTTATACTACTATTACAAATGATTCTGGTGTTACGTTAGGTGTCGCAATTTCAACAGGCACGACAACTGATAACAAACTCGGTCCCGGTGATTTGAACCGTCAGGGTTGGGCAGCAGGTACTGGTTTTTCTCTTTCCGGAATAACAGCAGCCCAAATAACTTCATTTAATTCAGGTACAGCTACATGTACTGTAAATAATACTAACTTTCAGTTTGCAGGTTTTAGAAAACAGCTTCAGCCTGGAGGTGGTGGAACTGTATGGTATCTTTTTACTAATACAGGAAATCTTCCAACAGGAAGTTCATATCTACAAGATCAGGATGCAAAGGTACTTCTTACAGTTGGTACTTTAAATATTCCTCAATTTGTAATTTATCTAAAATCTGCAATAAGTCCATTCCCTGATACTGGTTGCGCCTATGTAGTTACGAATACTGGCGCATGTTCAGCGACGACGTGCACCAGCACCGGAGGTACGGCAATTCAGACCCTAAAGCTTGTAAAACTAGCAACTGGTACTGCACCATGTCTGGCATCCGATCAAACTACTGATTTATCTCAAATTACAACAACGTCCACTATAGGAAATACAGGCGTCAACAGTGTAACACTAACGGCGACGAACGCAACAAATGGTGCAACAAGTGTAGCAGGTCTTTCAAGTGGTGGTGCGTTTACTAAAACTGCTGCAGTTGGAACACAGTGTTATTATGCAACACAGTGTTTTCCAGCTGGTTGCTCCGGTGGCACGTCTGGATTCTTGGCAAACTCTGGAACTGTTGTAACAATTGCGGGAGGTTCTCCTGGAACTTCTGGAACTACAGACGGTGTTGGTGTAAACGGTTCTCTAATTACCAATGCTTCTGTACCAACTTTTACAGCTCCAACATATATATGTGCCAGTGGAACGGCGGCCACGGTTTCTAATGTGGTAGTAGCAGGAGGTGTTAGCAGCACAACACTCACGGTACGAGATATGTTCAAGGAAACTATTGATAAACCTCCACAGTGGCAAGTTGTATCACGTTCAATAACTGTTGCTGCTGGTTGTACTGTCAGTGGAATTGCAATAGATTGCCAGACACCGCCTACACTTTATATTGCTGATAGTACTAATAATAAAATTTACAAGACTCCTTCTTTCAATACATCATCTCCAACTACTGCAACATGGACTATTTCATCAGGTACATATGGAACTGTAGCAGGTATATGGTGTGATGCCACTACATCTGCAACAAACCTGGCCGGTGCATATATTTATGCACTTACTACTACAACAAAAAACCTATTAGTTATACCAGTAGCTACTGCAACTTCAACTGTAACTGATTCAGTTATGATGGTTATTCCTCTAGGAGGAGCAACAACACCGGGCCAATTGGCCATATCAGGTACAACGTGCTATTTTACCGATAGTAACAAGGTTTATAAATTCACAGTTCCAACTTTTTCAGTTGGTACTAAAGCATCTGTAACTCCGACTCAGTGGGGTGGCGGAGGTTCTGGTCTTGGCGCGACTGGCGCATCCGGCACTGGAAATCTTACAACTACTGGTCAAATGACTGTGGACTCTAATGGTAACTTATACATTGCCAACAGTGGTAACCATGGTATAGTTAAGCTCGATACTGGTGGTAACATTTATCCATATTTAGGACCACCCGTCGCACCAGGAAGTTCTGGAGCTTCTGCATCTGGATCCGCGGATACAGGTGGTTCTACAGGTGCAGCATACCCGGGTGGTGGTGCTTCATTCAATGGTCCACTCGGACTTACAATTGCACCAGACGGTCTTACATTCTTCGTTGCTGATACTGGTAATAATAATATCAGAATTGTTACATGAGGGCACTGCTTGTAGTTCCATTCGTTGTATTTTTAATTTTTGTATTAAAAAATAAAGAAAATTATTATGGTCAGATTATTACTGGTTCAAACCAGAAAGCCAGTATACTTAATATTGGTTTAGATATAAACATTAATAACTGGACATCGTCTAGTGCAGCTCTAGGTAGTGTAACTGGCCTTGGCGGAACAACGACTGATGCCCAACAAGGTCCAGCTCCACACCAACGTTTACAGATTGCTGATTTGAATCGTATATGTTGGTCTGACACGACTGGAAAATGTGCAGGTTTTAGAAAAAAGCTTCAGCCCGGTGGAGGAGGGCCATTATGGTATTTGTACACAGCAACAGGAAATTTGCCATCTGCTATAAGTGGACAATCTCAGGAATATTCAGTCAGCACTCTTGCAATTGTAAATAACCTTAATATTCCACAATATGTAGTATGTAGTAAATCAATAGACTCCCCCATGAATTCGCAGTGTTCTTGGATTAAAACAGCTCGTACATGTTCAGTAACGACTCCTGGACAATGTAACACTCCTGGAGTTTGGCTTGATACATATAATGTTACAAACTATGTAGCTGGTCAGTGTTTTGGGTCAGAAGGTCAGGGTCTTAACGCAGGTGTTCAAACGGTTACTGGGGCGCCTTGTACTACACCCCTTTGCCCAAGTGGATACTCTGATGGTATACCTGGAACTGTAAATACGCCAACAACTCCAAGTCCTGGCTGGTCTCTTACTGCTACATCTATTATAGATTGTCAAAACGCATGTACAGCTAAAAGTGGGTGTAAGATTATTCAATATACTCCAGGGCCTCCTGCAAGTTGTATTGGTTATGCATCAATAACCAGTATAAAACCCGATATAAATTCGTTTATATATACTCACCCCTAAAATTTTTTATGAATCCTTATTAGGAAGAAAATGATAGAAATATTATTTCTCGTTATTTTCTTATTAATAGTTTTTACATTTACAAATAGAGAAAATTATAATGCAGTGACTACAAGTGCAGATTTGAATCCTCAACTTATAGGATTTTCATATGATATAGATACAACAGCATTAGCAAGTATTATTATTGATGGAGGATCTGGTACATATAATCTCAGTCCAGGTGATTTGAATAGGTATTCGTGGACTCATGGGTATTATGGGTTTAGAAAAACTTTAAAACCGGGGGGAGGAGGTAAGGTTTATTTTTTTACTACTCGAAAAATAGTACCTTCAGATTTTCAAAAGGTATCTTCTACTATAGGTTCAGCTCTTGGCGTTCCAATACCTAGTAATATTTTATATTTAAATTCTGTAGCAAATCCTTCACTTGATGTAAACTGTGCATATTCAAGAACAACTGCGTGCACCGCCGGATACAATGTAGATACTTATATAATATCCACGCCTGCTAAAGCGGACGGTACTTGCACAACTCCGAGCGGCATGACTATACCGTCAACCGCTATTTCACCTGCTACAGCTTTTAACTATACATCTTCAATTATATGTTCGTGTCCGGCTGGAAAAGGATTTATTCCTTATACTACCACAACACCTGGTTCGTGTAATTCTTGTACAGCAGGTTACTATTCTACAGGAGGAACAAATTCATGTGTCAAAACTCCAGCAGGAACATATATATCAGGTACGAATGCAACTTCCCCGGGTCCACCATGTAGTGCAGGTACATATTCACCGACAGGAGCTTCGACTTGTTCGGCGTGTACAAATGCTGCAGCAGCCGGATTCTATTATAGTACAACCGGGGCAACCAATAGTCCGTGTCCTACCGCCCCATGTACAAATTCTCTGGCAATTGGGTCATATTATTCGGGTAATGGCGGAATAAATTCTAATGGGTGTCCCACATCTCCGTGTTCTATACCTGCCAATTCAGACGCAACTTCTTCCGGTGGTTCAAGTTTGACAGGATGCACATGGGCTTGTCGAGCTGGATATTATAATAATTCTGGAACGTGTTCACCGTGTCCGTTGGGTACATATTCAGCGGCAGGAGCTTCAATTTGTTCGAATACACCAGCTGGTACTTATATTTCAGTATATGGGGGGACGGTAGCAAACGAGCAAACATGCACAAATGCTGCAGTCGGATTCTATTATAATACAATCGGGGCAACCAATAGTACGTGTCCTACCGCCCCATGTACAAATCCAGTCGGCGAAGGGTTGGCATATTCAACAAATGGTGGATCAAACCCAACGGGATGTGGTGTAGGAAACGCGGCAGGTTCAAAAACATGGAGTTATAGTGGTACTATTGACAGTTCTTGGTCAGTTCCAGGAGTATCTGGTAGTAATCGTATTTGCACTTTTACAGTTACCGGAGCGACTGGAGGCAAAGGAAAAATTGGGGATGGCGGAAAAGCTGCAATTGTAGTAGCAACATTTACAATTGCAGTAGGAACTGTAGTCAATGTAGTTGTAGGTGGAAAGGGACTGGGTAATACTTCGGGAGCAGGTAGTGGTGGAGGCGGGTCTTTTGTATTTATAGGTTCTATAAACCTGACTAACTATATTGCAGCTGGTGGAGGTGGCGGCAGCGGTGGTGATACTGCTGGAGGTTGTTGTGGTAACGGACAAAATGCAAATACGACTTCATCTGGAACTGGAGATAGTGGTGTTGTTACTTTAAATACAAATGGCAATGGAGCTACTAGCGTTGGAACTGGCGGTCTTTCAAGTTATGCTACTGCTCCACCTATATATAAAGGAGGAGATGGTGGGGGTATTGGATCATTAACGTCGTCAAATTACAATTTTACAGGTGGAGGATCCAGTGGAACATATGGATGTACTGGAGGTTTCGGGGGTGGGGGTGGATCAACTGGGTTTGTTTTAGGAACATCAAACTATTATGCTGCTGGAGGAGGGGGGGGAGGATATTCAGGTGGTACTGGGGGCAATGTTAATAATACTGGTACAGTAAAACCTGGAGGAGGAGGAGGAGGTTCTAATTCTAATAAAACATTTACTGCTACACTAACATCTTATACAACAGACGCATCTAATAACGGGTTTAATGGTTCTGTATCGGTGTCATATACTTAAAAACACTAGACGTTGAAATATAAATGTCTATAACTTCAAACTTTCTCAGTGCTTTCGATCCAAAGAATAAAACTCACGTTGACTGGCTCGCCAATATGATGGACTTGGCCGAGACGATGGGTGACCCCTCCAAGTCTATCAATATGGTGAATGATATTAATAAAAATCCTATGGGTATTAAACTCAACAAGATGGATGCGCTCGACTGGCCTCATATTCATTTTGTTCTTTGTGCGTCCTATGCTAAATCTGTTCTTAAGGGTTACGCATATATTCCTCAAAACGATCCTTGTAAAACTCAAGACTCCCATCAAACTTGAATAAATTTCCTTCAAAAGAATATCCTTGTTCTGTTTTTATTAAATTTTCCACTGAAATCAAGTCCATTACGTTTCTGGTACACAACACTTTGAGGTCCTCAAAGTCCCACTTGTGAATATAAAGGTAGGTTAGGTTCTCATTCACCTGAATCTGAGATGTTGGGAGTATGAGCTCTCCGTGTGTATCTGGCCATTCCTTTTTTATAATATAATGAGTCTCGATCATTTTAGCAATAAATACAGCGTCATCTTTCTTTTTAAAACCAACGACTGAGGTTCGTAGTTCCTCATTCAGCCGAAGTGTAAATGCATTATTTCCGGCTGAATGAAGTGTCCAGTAATTGTTCGGCTTTCGGCCAAATCCTTTGGGGCGGGTAATTGATAAGGGTGGAACAAGGGCGGACATATAAAAGTTACCCACAAGAAAAATTTGAGTTATGAGCACGCCAAATTTCTCATGATATGGTAAAAGTACAATGGAGTGCTCAATTTGCTACTGTGAGACTGGCTCGTTTTGCAAGCTGACATGCGGTCACACCTTCTGCAAAGGTTGCATAAAAACATGGTATCACAAGAGTGCCGAACCCACGTGTCCCATGTGCCGCCGACCAATGTATTTCCGGGGACTTCACAAGGTGAAGGAACAGTGGGACGACGATGCATGGGAGGAAAAGTGTGCTGAGGCCTACAGCTCGGCAATTGATCTCATGTTTGAGGATGCATGCGACTTTGCAAACTCATTCGGGCCAAGGATGGCTCGGAAAATTATGAAAGAATTGATTACCGACATTAAGGATATCGAGAAAACATACAACTTTCTGAAGAATCGAGAAATTGATAGCGAAGATATCGAGTACGTGCTGACGGAGACTGACGACTACTTTAGCGACCGGCACATGGACAAGTGCGAATGGCTCGACGAGCCTGTAAAAGAGACGGTGACGCAGTACCCAAAGCGGAAGAATTGCGCGCGGGGAGGGAAGAGATGTAGGGCTCTTGAAGATGAGTTTGCAGTGATTAATTTTATAATTATAATGTAATATGAAACCTATGATAATTGGAATTGGGGTTTTAGTCCTGATAGTTGTTATTGTGTGTATATGGTATTTTTTCATACGACAGGCGCCGTCATCAGATTTAACCTCTTCAGGGGACTCGACCTCGACCCCGGTTTCGACCTCAACCGCGGTTTCGGCATCGATCGCAGTTTCGACCTCAACCGCGGTTTCGACCTCGACCGCAGTTCCGGTCTCTTGCCCAACAGGTCGTTACTCATTGACGAGTTCGTGCTGTCCAGCACTTACGGATATACAGTACTGGACATCAAGTTCTGGGTGTGATTTTGCCTTGTTTACTACTTGTCCGGGACCACCAAATACAAGTGTTAATATTTTAAATAAAAGTCAAGGAACTTCAACAACTGCGGGTTCTGCAGGAACATGTGACTCTTACACGTGTTCAAATAATCCAGATGGTGCAGGGGGTTGCTGTGCACCAGCTCCGTCTGGAAATTATTTTACAAACCCAATAGAGGGTTGTTCAACTTCTGCAATAGTTGTGAATAAGTTTTCTGGAACAACAACTACGGTTGCGGGTACACCTCACCTGAATGGATATGCAGATGGAAATCCTTCCAAGTTTAATGATCCAACGGATCTATGTATAGATAATACGAATACAAACTTATATGTAGCAGATACAAAAAACCATGTAATTCGTAAAATTGTTATTGATACGGGAGTTGTGAGTACATTAGCTAGTGGGTTTTCTTTTCCTCAAGGAATTACCATAAATTCTACTGGTACCAGACTTTATGTATCTGATACAAACCATCATACAATTCGTGTCATAGATATATCAACTGCAGCCGTGACTACCCTTTCAGGAGGAACCAGTGTATCGGATTACATCGATGGAACTACGAGTAGTGCAAGGTTTAGCTCTCCTATTGGACTCACCCTAGATTCTACAGACTCCAATCTTTATATAGTAGATAGTGGTAATGAAAAAATACGTAAAATTAATCTTTCGTCAGGTATTGTAAGTACATTGGTCGGCTCAGGAGATGGGGCTGCAGACGGGTCGGGGTCGAGTGGTAGTTTTTTTAAACCTTCTAGAATAACCATAGATTCAACCGATTCCAATCTTTACATAACTGATACAAACAATAATCTCATTCGAAAAGTTAATATTTCTTCACGAGCTACAACTACAATAGCCGGGTTAAATATTTCTAGATTTACTTCTACAAGTAAAGGAGAATTTACAGACGGTATTGGACGTAATTCTGCTTTTAAATATCCAGCTGGTATTACTATAGATTCAACAGATACTAACCTCTATATTACAGATCGGAAGAATAATAGAATTCGTAAAATTAATATTTCTACTGGTCAAGTTTCATCATTTGGAGTAGGAGATTTGGGCCATATGGATGGAAATGAGTCTACTTCCAAATTTTGGTTCCCCAGTGCTATAACATATTCCGCAGGTGCTTTATATATAGTAGATGAAGGAAACCATATAATTCGAAAAATTACTATGGTTTAATATGCAATTCCCCCATTCTTCAACATCATAAGACCGACGGCGATGAGTAATATTCCTATATATTGTGCCGGGCTATTCAACCGTTCACCAAATATTACAAACGCAACAACTGTTTCTATAATTCCAGAAACTCCATCCCACATCCCATTTACATACGACACATTTCCAATCCTGAGGCTTTTTATCAAATAATAAATAATACCTACATAACCTAAAAGCCCACCTGCCCACCCTTGGAGACTTCCCGTTCGGGCTACACTTTTAAACCCAAAATCTCCCATAATTTCTGAAATACTCATTAAAGAAATGTCAATTAGACTCATATAAAAGAAACGAACATTTAATTGACACAATGGATATTATTTCGTCTGTTGCTGATCTGTGCAAGGAGCGTGACGACCTCGAGGATACTGTGGATCGTTACGAGGATTGGTTTTCTGAGCTCATCGGCAAGACTATCGTAGTCACTCGGGGTTCTAAGCGTCATCGCAAGTTCCAAGAGCTGGAGATTACTTCCTTCGATCACGAAGGGTGGACTGGTGAGGACGATCAAGGAAACGAATATCTAGTATCTTGGTCAGACATTGTAAGCGGTCGCGCAGTTATTCAACCCGCGGCACAGTAAATTTCTTTGCAAAAACTCTCAAGACAGGTCATAACTTCTTTCCAAAACTCATCGTCACGATCAATATCGTGACTCATAATCTGACTATTGAACTGCTCCACAAGACGGGCATGTTCAAGATTCAGCATCTGCAAATACGTCTGGACCTGTATATACTCGTAATCAGGAACCTTTCTAAAAAGTCTCTTGGTTCGATTTTTAATTTCGACAAGAACCCTTGACCCATCTGGCATTTCTTGAATCCGATCAATCTTTCCAACAATTTCAAAATCAAATTCTCCAATTTCACAAATTGAAATTCTATAAAATGAATTATCTTTTTTTAAAATTACATTTTCTTCACTCTCCATCTTATCAGATGTCTTATCCTCGGATCGTGTCCCGTGGCTTGTATATATCCGCGAACGAATATGTTCTATGACATCACATTTTTGTTCGTTTGTGAGTTGTTCGTCAACCTCAATCTTTGCACGAGCCATCTGAAAGACATCTTCGGCTTCATTTGAACTTTTGGTTTTTACACACGCCGCTTCCTCGAAAATCTGAATAGCGTTTTGCGAAGCAGACAACGCGACCCGAGCCCGATCGTTTTTAGTCTGACCTGTAAAAGATTCTGGCCAATATTTTTTCCAAATTTCAGAACGGACTTCGGCTTGTGGTTTATATGGGTTTCTGCCGATTATTGCCGCGACATCGCTCGCTTTGATCACTACCCGAGTCATATTAAACTATATGCAAATTACGTTTTTAAGCCTTTGCAACAATCCATGTCAATATAATCATAGACGTTACTTGAATAATGGAATACCAGAAAAGTATAGAACGCTCGAGGCTCTTTGAGCACTGGCATGAGTGTGTCTTGAGATCCATTATGTAACTCAGAGATACATAGAGATAGGCAATTGATGCAATTCCTAGAGGTACTCGGTAGTCATGGAGGGCGTCGATGCCCTTGGACATTATCACAAACTGAAGACCAATTGCCGCAAGGAAGAAATATTTCATATATTCCCGCCGCCAATCCTGAGAACATGAGCAATGGTTCTTTTCCATGTTACGAATCCATGCAAATGCAAAACCATAAAATGCTATATTAATAACGGGACTCACAATCATTTTTTTCATCATTTATATATCCTTAAGATATTCTTTGAGAACATGATCACCATGATAAGAATTTTTATAATTTTTCATTATTTTTTTTGAAAATTCATTTTTTAATTCTTCGCGTGCAGAAATAATTATACGATTCATGTTTTCAGAATGTTCGTCATGAACCTCTGGATAATTTTTAAAATTTACATTTGGGAATTTTTGTAATTTTGAAATGTATTTTTTTAAAATTGATTCAATTTGTTCACTGGTCAACACATCCCTAAACTTGTGAGCTCGGGTATGTTTTTTGAGGTACTCCATTCCTGTCATGGGCAGTGAAGAAATTCGAGTCAATGGACTGCCAGGGTTGTCATGCATCTGAAAAACTAGATGCAAAGTGCCCGAGAGTCCAAACGTTCTTCGGCAATGTCAGGGCATCTCATGCGACCCGGCCTCAAGTTTCAAATCTTCCCAAGGTCACAGACAAACTCGTTGCGCCGAACCGTCTCAACGTACCAGTACGGTAGTTCCCTGGAAGTGAGGCCGGTTGCTAATGAGATTTATATAGTTTGCGGGGACATGACTATTCAGTCAGTTTTTGAACCTGAGAAGCCAATTGGGTGGGAGCTTCTTGACGAGAATGATGGCTGGTACTTTCGCGTAACGCAGGTTGGGTTTTCCCCCGAGCCATGTATAGTGACGGCGGTTGGTTATGTGAACGATTTCCCACTCGGCACTGGACAAATTGGTTCGATTGTTAAAATGGCGTACTCTCGTGCAGATGCTATGATGATCGACTTCGACGACGATGGAGAGCCCGAGGTGACATCCAAGCCTCCCGGAGAATGCCCAGGAGCGCCGCGCAAGGGAACAAACCCCTTTTTCTCTATAGAAGATTAGTGTAATGAAGCCCGATTGTAAAAACTGCAGATTCTTCGTCCCAGGTAGATATTCACGCACAGATACATGTTCCCGTTTCGTAGTGTACAGGGGTCGTGGAAAGCTTCTTTATGACTGGGCAGAAGCTGCTCGATTCAGTGAAAAGAAGTGTGGAGAAAGTGGAAAATTCTTCGTATTAAAAAGTACAGGGGCAAACCCAATAAGAGATGTTCTCGAGAGCGACGAAGATTAAGATTGCAATTTTCGAAACACTCACCTTTTTCCCCCTCATATACTCGGCAGTTACAGAATTTCCGTTTTTGTCGACTAGTATTATTGTTGCTGATATAATATATGAAAGTTTGTGTGCAGACCCAGATTGTGATTCGAAAGGTCCAGCGCCATCCAATTACAAAAAAGATTGCTAGGCATGTGGTACGAAACACGGCCATGAGTATCGTACCAAACACAGTGAACGACGTGGTTTTTCACCATGCTCAGCTCAATTTCGACGAATTTATTCATGTAACCCAGGATTCACTCATTGTGAATATACTAGGAACTATTCATAGACTTATTTAATTTACCTTTTGGATAAATCACATTAAACTGCACCCTAAGTTTTCCACCTTTTACAAACCCCTTGTTTGGAATAACGTAATCCTCACGAGGGTCCAAAACTCCCCAGTCCGCCGTGTCGATTGCAATCGGCCCGTCGAAGTGTGGTACCTGAATCTTCTTCCCATTCATAGAATCTTCGAACGAAATCTGTGTATTCCAAATAATGTCAGCACCTTGTCGCATGAGTTCTGGGTGGCTTTGGACCCTTATGTGAAACACGAGGTCCCCAGGCTCTTCATTGGTTCCATGAATCTGCTCACCGAGGCCGTGACCTATGAGAGTCGCCCCGTCATCAATTCCGGCCGGAATTTTGAGTTCGAGATTCAGTTGCTCAATCGTCTTTTTCTTTCCTTCACACGTCCCACACCCAGTACGACTATTTCCTTGACCCTGGCATGAAGGACACGGTTGTTGAAACAACATAGGCCCCATCTGTATATTTATCTGCCCATTTCCTCGACACTGTGAACACTTGGAAACGCACTGAGTGCACCACTTTCCAAGAGAAATCTTTAAATTCTTAGAAATTCCTCGATAAGAATCCTCGAGACTTATGCGAAGATCGTGATCGTGATTCGCACGGCGTATAGTCCCCCTTGGACCGCCAAACCCTCCGCCGAACATTTGAGAGAATATGTCTGCTGGCATTCCACCTGAAAAACCCTGTCCATCGGCTCTCCCAAACTGATCGAAATTCTGTTTCTTCTGAGGGTCTGAGAGAATGTCGTAGGCTCCCTGAATCTTCTTAAACTGCTCTGGGTCACCACCTTTGTCTGGGTGGTGAACGATTGCAGCTTTTCTGTAAGCCTTTTTTATTTCGGCATCAGATGCACCCTTATTAATTCCCAGAGACTCGTATGGATCCATTAATTTTAGTTACAAACAAATCCTTTACTTGGGGCGCACAAGGTGAACCTAGATAAAAAGTTTAAACTCTAGTAAAATAGAAATGGCAAGCCTACAGCGCGCTCTTGACCGTGTCAACACCCTAAAGGATGATCTCAAGGAGGCTAACCTGGAACTCAAGGCTGAGCTCGAGGCTACCACACTGTACAAGGCTATCCTAGCTGCGACCCTAGAGCAGTCCACGACTGCCAACAAGGTTCCCGAGAAGGCGGCGGCGGCGCAGGCCCTCAAGGTGACCCTGGCTGTGTATAACAAAAAGGAGGAGTCTGAGTAAGAATTCAAGTTGTGTTGACGTCACGAGTGTATAGTGACTGCCTAAATTAAACAAAAATGTCCCCGAACGCGTGCCTCTCCTGGTCGGAAGACACTCGGCTGCTCTATGGCTATCCCGGCGAATCTGAGCTCGAAAAGCCCAGTTTCACCTGGACCTATTCCGTGTTCGAGGAGTTTAACGGCGCCCGCGTGACTCCGTCAATGTATGAATTTATGGCTCTATACGTTATGAAGAATATTTCAAACGGTCAGCTCTATGAAGTTCAGGGAGGTGACTACCTGCCCGGGGAGTTTGAGCAAATGGCTGTCGACGCCTATTGGAGCATGAGTGATAGCGACCGGATTGATCTTCACAATACGACCATGGTATACTTGGAGGCTGAGATTCTCCGGGCAGAGGAAAAAATGTATGCGTGTATCGATATTGTCCTGGACGACGGACCAGGCCTGCTCGAACCCAGTAACCCTATGTATACCGACTTGTACAAGTGGTTTCGTGAACAGAAGATCAAGTGGGAGAAGATTGCCGAAGACCTGAAGAATGAACTGATTGAAGAAGAGTCGTGGGAGAATAATATAGATAGAGTGTAATGGAACCCGCGGTAAATGTCAAGCGTCTCTTTAAAGTCCCTGTCCACCAGTGGCCAGTTGTCAATCGTGGAAATGCAATCAATAGGGTTCAGAAAATTCTCAAAACAAATCACGTTACGGGAATTCCTAGTCACTGGCCTAAGATTTACTACGGTCAAGTGCGTTCAAATCTCAACGTGAGTCGAACGTATCGTAACGTGAATGTTCGCACCCTTCCAGATGGTGCATACTTGTATCTCATAGAATACAACCCCGATACGAATAGGTATCACAAAAGTTTTGTACAGGTTCTGAACAAACTCGAATCTGGTTCGCGTCACTTTCAACTTCCTACTCGCGAGCCAGGTCGAACCATAGTGGCGGCCGGGGAGCTCTCGAAGAAAAATGGAGTCATTCAATTCAACCTCGAATCTGGGACATATACGAGAAACCTCATGAAGATTACAAAAAATTACATGTCAGAATCAAATTATATTTCACTCGTGAAAAATGCATTCCGTAATTCTTCACCTCAATATACTACAAATATTCTAGTCCCATCGGTTCCAGCATCTCTTAAGAACCTTGTGAGCGGTCGAGGAAACGTGAGCTTTTACTGGAATGCAACAACCAATAAATCAAAAGCCAAAGTTGAGGCAAACTTGAAAAAGGCGGGTATTACTATAAATAGCGCCAAAAACTTAATTAATCAATTAATCAAACGAGGAAATTCAGGTTCTCCTCCCGCCAAGACTCTAAAACGTAAGAGCGTTCAAAATCAAAATGTTCCGACGCGTCGAGGTCGATCAGCAGCTCGATGAGTTTGAGAGTTCTCTTGTTCTATATCTCAGTCATGCATTTGTGTTTCACGTAAATTATGACTACTGGGAGGAGATGGACGAACACGATGTTGAATCTCTTCGATCAGTTGAAGAGGGTATAGACGAGGGGTTTGATTCGATTATGAACATGTACAAATACAACTCTGAAGTTTATTCTATACTCGACGACCTTCGAGTCATGCTTCATAATGCTGTATGGCTTGGCATGAATGTCCCATTTCCCAGAGATCCGTACCGTCACCTTGACTGCATTGTAAGAAATGTTCAGACAATATATATCGACACAACTATTGGACCGCTGCGAAATGCAATAATAAACACAAATCACCGAGTCGAAGTTATTCAGAGGAGCTGGCGCGTGTGCATAGCAGATCCTCATTACAAGGCATGTATAAATAGGCTTACCAGGGAAGCGGTTGAACTAAAATATTTGTAATATTATATGAGTGTTATAATTCTAATAGGAATAATAATTTTTCTAATTATAGGGATAGTTGTGGCATTATATTTTACAAATGCAACATGTGATTTATTGGGGGTTGGTAATAGTTGTTCAACATCAGGTACCCCAGATACATCGGGGTCTACCGGGACGCCGTGTATTGGAGGATATACTAATAAAATTTCCAGGGTGAATTGTCCAAGTTGTGGAAAAAATGCTACTATTCAGGCAGATTTATATGAGTGGGTTACAACTACACCTGCAACTGGTAACGGAACTTGTCCTACTGGTTTAACTTCGAGTGGTGCTCCTGTACACTGTCCAAAGCCCCCATTCGACTGTAACATGCCATGTACTGGTGGATACACAGCCCCAATTGATAGCACTCCGTGCCCTACAACTTGTGGAATGTCAAGTTCGATTCAGGCTAAAGTATATGGGTGGGAGACGGTTTCACCTGCAACTGGTAACGGAACTTGCCCATCTGGTTTAACTTCGGGTTCTTTTATGAGCTGTTCAGCAACTCCTCAGTGTCCTATAGACTGTCAGGGAAGTTGGGGACCTTGTTCAGTAAACTGCGGGAGTGGAACGCAAACCTATAACGTAACACGCCCTGCTCAATATGGAGGGGCTCAGTGTATGACTGGAGGTGTATACATGACAGATTCAAATGGAAACTTAACAGCTGATGCGACCCAAAATTGTAATTTGCAAGACTGTATAGTAGGTTGTTCTGGAAGTTGGACAAATTGGTCGAGTTGTTCGGTGAATTGTGGTTCTGGAGTTAAAACTCGCACGTGGACAACAGAACGTAACCCTGTGAACGGTGGAACTCCGTGTACAGATCCAACAATTGGAGGACCTGGTGCAACCGCAAACGGCGCGCAAGAACAGCAGACTTGTAGCACGAACGTTCCATGCTCCAGCAGTAAAAACTGTGCCGGTTACTGGCCGACCACATATGGATCATGCCAGGATTCGAGCGGAACACCGCACTATTGTGGACCTGGTGGTACTATGTCAAAGACATATGTCGTAACACAACCTGCTACGACTGGAACGAATGGAGTTCCTGGTCAGACATGTAAGGATACGGATGGAACTCCTCTCACATCTCAAGATGGGACAATGCTCCCGGCGGCTACTAAAAGTTTACCTTGTAATTCAACAAGTTGCTGTGACTATGCACTAGGGCTAGTTGGAGGATGGAGCCGGCTTGGAACGGCAAGTTGTCCAGTTGATGGATCAGTTCCTACGCAAAACTGGAGTAGGAATATTAATTTTGGAGCAGTTCCAAGCGCGGTTGCAGCCGGTTGTTCAATAAGTCTAAATGCAACAACATCGACTTCCGCATATTGCACATCTTCTATACTTCCAACCGCTGGAACTTGCAAAAACGGGTCACTCCCAACAACATATCAGTGGAATCAACTAACTGGTTGTACGGTTCCGGCTTCTCCTATAAATCCTCTCAGTGGAACATGTAACATAGCGGGAACAAATACAAGAACTAGTATATTTTGGTCATATGGACCAAATGCATGTAAATTACCCCCTGATAATAAATATCCAATTTCAGGGACATGCCCAAGTTCATATCCAAACTGGAACACTGGAATACCTGGGAGTGAAGGTTCTGCATGCTGGACGCCAAACCCACTACAAGTCAAGCCTATAAATAATCCATTTGCTGGTATTAGTGGAATTGATAGTTCTGGAACAACTTCTTCAAAATATTGGATGATTGCTCCAAACGACACCTATACTCCTCCATTTTCATGTCCAGCTAACTATAATCCAGTTAGAACAGTCAGACAAGCTTCCTTAATTAAAGATAAAATAAGCAGTATTAGAACTACGCCTAGTGCTGTACACATAAACTGTAGTGATACTACAACTGATTATTATCAAACTTATTGCATTGGAACACTTGGTTCGTCTTGTGATACATCTTTAAATAAATGTACATCATCATCCAACTTTCAATATATAGAAGCTACATGTATGCAAATACCTTCAACAAAACCTATAACTTTGACATGTGACTCGGGTTATTCTCCAAATCTTGAAACAAATATGTGTACACCTTTGACAATAGTTCCGGGAAGTCTAGTATGCCCCGTAGGGTACGACCCAGATTCGTCAACAAACTCATGCATTCCTCAACATCTAAGTATAAATAATATAACTTGCCCGGCGAATTATTATACACCAGATACTACATTACATAACTCACTTGGCAATTTGACTGGAATGTGCAAACCAAATCAGTATAACATAGGTGCACCTCTAACATAAAGTTTGTTATCGTTTTGTAATAAATGTGGGCAATTCTAAAATTCGTAATCTGTTCATTCATTCCCATCCCCATCAACCCTAAAATTACCCGTCCAAACAAGTCAAAGAACCTATGGACATTGACATGCGACTCATTCACAACTCCATTTTCTATAATTTATAATTCTGTAAAAAACTTTACAGAATACAGGGTAGATTTTGAAAACTAAATCAGCCCCGTGAAGAATTCAGGTCATGACTCTGTCAAGAAAGATCTGCAAGAGTCATTGTAAATGTCCGACCCGTGCAAGTGCCAGAAGTGTCAGGATAAGATTAAGTCAATTTCTGACTTTAATAGTCATTCTATGAATGAATTTATCAGGCACTTGGCGGAAGGGAAGGTTCAGCACATTGGAAACGATATTCGGGGTCAACCGGTCTATAGAGATGTTAGATAGAGAAGTGTATTGTGTAATGTATAGAAATGGTTGCTTTTGCTATTCGTGACGGTAACACCGTATATATTGTCGACCCGTCCCAGATTCGTTGGTTTGAGTACAACGAGCGATACAATGACCTGACCATGTTTTATCATAACGGTTCCATGGAGGTTATTCGTCACACTCACTCGAAGAAGATTTTCAATGACCTTCAACTTCAGTTCAACTTGCTAGACGTTCGCGACTATTAAGGATTATACCCTCTAAAATAATAAAATGCTCACCCCTGTTCAGCGCCGTTACTTTGAACTTTTGGCGTCCAAGATTCCAATCGTGATTGGTTCTGGTCCAGCGGGAACTGGAAAAACAATGCTTGCATGTCACGCGGGCGCAAAGGCTCTCACCGAAGGCCGCGTGACACGTATAGTAATGACTCGCCCAGCTGTTTCTGTCGACGAGCAGCACGGGTTCCTCCCAGGAAGTATAGACAAAAAGATGGATCCTTGGACCAGGCCTATGTTTGATGCACTCGGTTCCCACTTTGGGCCTCTTCATATCAAAAATATGGTCAAGGATGGGAAGATTGAAGTGTGCCCTCTTGCATACATGCGTGGGCGCACTTTTGATAATGCATGGATCATCGGGGACGAGATGCAAAACTCCACTCCTTCTCAAATGAAGATGCTCTTGACCCGGATAGGCAAGGACTCGAAGATGGTGGTGACTGGGGATTGTGATCAGCACGACCGAGGGTTCGATGAGAATGGTCTCTCAGACCTTTTGTCCCGTGTGTGCAATCTTTCACAAAATATCAATCATGTGCAGTTTACAGATGATGACGTGATGCGGAGTGAAGTTATCAAGGAAATTTTGCGCATGTACTAATAGGATGGCGAACTCTCGACTTGTATTCGTCTCATCAGACCTCAGAGATTCTAACATTTATCCAAATGGAAATTCTTATGTTCTCCACATGACAATTCCTGTAAAAAATATTTTTAAAGTTGATCTTGTCAGTGCACATTTTCCAAATTCATTATACAATATTACAACCTCATCCAATGTAATTTCCATTAATGGAAATTCAAATATTTTCATTCACGCGGGAAGGTATGATCAGGTTTCACTTGCAAATGCATTAACGACGAATGGATTCAAGACTGATTACATCAAAACTGAAGGACATTTTTTAATTTCTAATGCAGCATCCTATAATTTTGTAATTAATAATTCTGAAATTTCAAATCTCATGGGCTTCATGGCAAACAAAACTTACACTCTCATGCCTGCAAATCCCATTCAAGATCCAACGTATGCCACATCAAATATTATTCGATCAGAAATTATAGCAAATATGACCATGAATGATTACCTGTTCCTAGACATTGATGAACTTCGAACACCAAATAATTTATCAACTGGTCCCTTGTATGCAAATACAATTAATGGAACAAATGTAAATACAATGTTTGCGCCAGTTATGATTAAGAATCCGCATTTAAGTTCGGTTACAAATTTTATGGAAACGAAAGATATTTTATTGACCACATATTATCCAGAGCCAATAGCGTCTCTTGATCGTCTTACAATTCGTTGGCGTGACAAGGTTGGAAATATTCTTAATTTTCAAGGACTAAATTCAAATTCATTTATTCTTAGGCTTCATGTGAATGGTGATGATGAAAGAATAAAGGAGATTGATGCCCTACCACCTCCCGTGGCAATGGACACTGTTCAGAAATATTACATAATTTGGGGAGTTTTAATTATAGGAATTATTATTTTATTATTTTCGAGACCTAGAGGTCCTCATTCCATGTGAGACTCATCGCCACTGTTACGTTTGATGATGAAAAATTACTGATAACATTTGCAGTGAAACACAGGACATCTCCAGGGTAAGCGACCGATTCAAACTCTTTGAAATCTACAAAATGTGAAGCTCCACAAGGAATCGAAACATCAAACCCCGTAGACCCCCCTGTAATTCCCGTGAGTTGTGCTATATTAGAACTTAGGGTTGACTGTCCATAAATATTAGATCCGTCCGAGTCAATCTGATTTGTACCATTATAAGGCGTCCATATAGTCGGCACACCAGACGTCGGGTTCCTAATTTGTCTAAAATTGACAATTGCTGGAGCCGGGCTAAAATAAACATCCGCCTTTGCTGGTACAAGAGCATATCCAGACGAAGAAAAAGTTATGCCGCGCAAGTGAACCTGGGAGCGACACGGTATGACATTTTTTTGGTTTGAACCAAAATATGTTGCATTTTTTATAGAAAAAATCATGGTCTCTGTATTGAGAGCCAAATTCGCAGACGGCGCGCTATATGTCGCCCCTCTGGGTCCCGTAAATTCGCGGAGTCCTTCGAGAAAGTGCCCACCGGACGCCCCGTAGACACTCAGGGTATTGGAGGAGGTCGGTGCACTATTTGAATACCACATGAGCTGGAGCGTTGGGTTCTGGAAGTTTGGGATCTGTGGGGTGACCAGGGTCGATGGGATCGAGTGAACGAGGACATAACGACCGGTGACTGGATTTTCGATTGAAAATAGAATATTCCCGCAATATTGAAACTGAATCTGCCAAGAATTCAGAGACTGAGGGGCGAGAGTATAGCCAGACTTGGTTCCTCCCAAGAGGGTATCAAAGTTCCATGAAGACTGTGGGTACCATGTATCAACTCGATTATTTCTCCACAAAATACTAAAAGTTGTTGGAGAACTTGCGTTCCCATATCCGAAACCTACAAAGTCAATAGGGTATGTCGTGTTTGCGACTGCAAAGCCAACTCCTGAAACGCATATGCAGCCAGGTTGACTTGATGGCTGAGAGAAGAGGCTTGTGAGGCGGCACTGAGCACCTTGACCGGCCCGATATTTAACAAACTTTTTTGCGTAAAAGATGGCGGCAGAACCAGAAATGTAGCCATTTGATGTTACATTCAAAAACCCGCTTGTTGCCGAGACTGTCGCGTTACTCGTGAGGTTACTTGAAGTTATGATGGAATTTATTCCGTAAACAAAATCAAGCTGGGCCAGGGGGTACAGCTGACTGACACAGACCTCATTGAATGCCGAGCGAGGATCGTTTATACAGACGTTGAGGGACTGGTTGCCGTTGGTTCCAATGGTTTCAGTTGTAGGATTCGTCCCCTGGGTCTGACCCTGTATGGTGACGTTTGACAATGGAAAGTACGTCATCTAATAGTTTAGGGGATTAAATAATAGACCATGTTAACCCGGTCCAAAGAAGAGTCACGGATGTCCAACTATTGACAACTGTTAGACTGACCGACCCATCAATAGTCTTTGAATCTGGAGTATTTATAGTAATTCTATAGGCTGAGTTGGTATTTATGAGCCCTGACTCATCCTTTATGACATACGACTGTCCTGTGTTGATCGTCGAACCGTCCGGAAGAGTGACTGTAACACCTGTACCGTTCACTCCAATATAAAAGTCTGTTGGTTGAATGGAATAATTTGACGATACTTGTTTTATTGAACTTGGTGGAAAAAATGGCGAACCTCCTGTTCTCGTAAAGTATGCAGCCATTCCTATCATCACGACTTAAAAAAGTTTAACTCTATATACACAATGGACTACCTAGTCGTGAGCATGCCCTCAACCTACGAATCGTCAACTGG